CTGAGTTTAGGTAGTTTATTGATGAAGCGTTTGTCGAGGGTATCAACCTTTTCAGTTGGTTCGGGTGTCGCGTACATGGATTGTGTTTTATATCCGGGCATTTATTATATACAGATGAAATATTTTTCAATTCTCCTGATACTGGTAGCATTTGACTATTTGAAGAATCCAATTGATCGATTATATTTCAACTCACCAATGCGTCCATTATACGGAATACGAAACACTTTAATCGATATTTTCATGTATAAATCGGTATATGATATACAAAATTTTAAGGGGTTGGGTGTACTACACCTAAAATATGAAGATATACGTAAAGAATATGATAAAATTTCAAAAAAAATAAAAAAACGTTACTTCCACGACGAAGATCCGTGGTTTTCTCCAAACAAAAAGTATTATTATTACAAAGCGTGTTATTTCCCAAAACTATATACTTTATTGCGTCAGATACCATGTATACGAAAAGATACCGCTGTGATAGCTGTAATGGAAGGTACACATCATATACCAGCGCACCGTGCAGAATCTAATTTATATCTGAGGTACCATCTCACTATAAAGGGTGGCGGTGAATGCACACTTTATACTGACACTGGGAACCATTCACACGATGAAGGTTCTAAATTTTTATTTGATCACTCTAGATACCACGAAGTTAAAAAACCAAGTGATGGAACCAGGGTTGTACTTATTTTAGATGTACATAGATTTCTTATACGCCCGGGAGAGTCTTCTTCTTAGGTGCAGCGGTCTTTTTAGGTGCAGCGGTCTTCTCAGCGGCGGGTTCAGTGGGACTAGCGGCGGTGGAGCCAGCGGGGCCAACGGGGCCGACGGGGCCAACGGAGCCAGCGGGGCCAGCGGGGCCAGCGGGGCCAACGGGGCCAGGGGGGCCAGGGGGGCCAGCGGGGCCTTCTGACCCCGAACCAGAACCTCCCAGTTCGACCTGATCGATCAACTTTGTGATGGCGTAGTAAATACGCGACTTATCGATACGTGTACGTTTCAGTTCTTCTTCAATTTCTTTGCGCAGAGAGTCCATTGTATATATATAAAAGAAAGATTATCTTTAATACATATGATCATTATCGGTCCCACCCTCAAATCTGGGATTGGTCAACATGCAAATAAATATACACGACTATTCCCCGAACAAGCGTATCATCTGATTGGCAGTGAGCTTCCAGAGTCAGAACATGGCCTGATATTTATGATCCCGGTAAGGAATCAGATCGAGTATATCAAGTACGCAAAAACTCGCGTAAAGAACCTGGCGTGTATGACCGTATGTGAAACCGAGACTGTACACGAAGATTATGGATTACTCACTGAACATTTCAGTAAAATATTCGTGCCTAGTGCATACTGTAAGCGTGTTCTATCTCGACAATTTCCAAATACGACGTTTGAAGTTATTCATGCACACATTCCGTCTGTACCTAAAAAACCATACGTATTTTATCATATAGGAAACATTGGCGACCAGCGTAAAAATTTCAGGGATGTTTTACAGGCTTTCATTCGTTTGAATAAACATGATACACGCCTCGTAGTAAAAGCTACGTGTAATACGGACGTAGAAATTCAACTTCCACGTGTTGAGGTTATAAATGGTCTCGTTTCAGAAGAACGTATGAATGAGATACACGATATGAGCGATTGTTATGTAAGCTTTTCCAATTCCGAAGGTGTTGGTATGGGTGCAGTAGAAGCCGCTATGCGTGACAAACCCGTTATAATAACAAACTATGGGGGTGCGCCAGAATATATTAAAACACCGTATACGATTGATTGTGAACTTCAAGAGTTGGAACAAGACGATTTCTTATTCAAAAAAGGAATGACCTGGGGAAAGCCAAACTTCGACCAACTCTTGGAGTTCATGACACATGCATATTCTAATAATGTCCGTAGAATGAATCACGAACATACGAGACAGCTTGTAAGTAAGGAGTATGTATTACGCGAATTCGTCAACAATATAATTGGTAATGAAAACGACGAGACCGGTGAGAATAGCGCCAGAGCCTAGGGCACCCTTCTGAGAAATGAGAAACATATTGAGATCATCGATAAACCCAATACCGGTAGGTTTTTTGAGTATATCGGGCATGATCTTAGCTATAGCTAAATAAACGATCATCGAAATGATCACTGGTTTTAACGTATCTTGATCAAACATTTATAGTACACTCACAAAATAATACGCTTAGCACCCAACACCTTTTCCGAATCCTTGAGTGTGTGTTTTTTACAGAAACACCCATTCACCGCCCTGAATGAACATTTTTTTCCTTTCATTGTCAAAGCTTGACAAATCCCACCGGAATTCCTTTTCGCAATGACCCTTTCTGGGACGTCATTGAGAAAAACAATCGTGCGCGAGTGTTTTTTATCCTCGTGCGCCTTGTACGAGAGGCGCATCTTCTCAACACTACGTAATAAATGTTCGTCTTGAATGTTCATCTTTTCAGTTTGAAAATTCAACTATTTAAGATTAACTTAGGCAAACTTTCCACCTCGTATACGGGTAACATCTTCGAAAATTGGTTTGAGTTCTACCGTTTTCGTATTTTTACAGAATTTCTCACGGGCGTCTTTGATCATAGCCATGATCGTCGCAGTCTCAATAATGGTGTCACCACTCGTACACAGTCGCGCCTTAATCTTCTGATACACGCTCACCATTTCTTCGGAGAAGATGATTGCGAGACCTCTAACCGCTTCGGACTTGAACTTCGCGTTTTGAACTTTGACTTTTACCATTTCGGTAATTTTATCGAGGCGCGCCGTAACGTCTTTGCACGCCATCTTCTGGTTCTTACCAACGACGAGTTTGGATAATCGTTCATCACTCACTATGGTACATAATACCGACCTCAGTGTATCACTCGACCTATTTTCGACGTTATCGAGAAAGTCGAGTACTTCATTTTCACCTCGGGTGAATGACATACCAAATATTCCGTCACCACCACCACCACCACCCGAAGGTGCCTCGGGTGTAGCAGCCTTCTGAGCAACGACTGTCTTAGTCTTACGTTTCCTGAATATCATAACCATTAGGGATATGAAGAGCACGAAAACTACGAATCCAATTGCTGGTACGCGCATATTCATTTAAAGTATTCAAACATTTTTATTTTATGAAGTTGAAATGGGTATGTGAATGTTATAAATGTAAAGCACCACTACACCCCACAATATGTAAGACTACCCGCCACGAGCGTAGTATAATATCTCATTACAAACGGATACGCCCATTGTTTCTGATAAATAATCATATACGATACTCATTCATCGGTACAAAAATAGTGAGAGTGTGTTATTGGTGTTTTCGGAACAAGTCTAAAAATGTACACCAATCCTTAAGGGAACGTGAATTGGGTAAGCGCGCGTATGTGAGAAGTAAATCAAAAACGGTATATGAAATTTGTCACTGGTTCAATGGATTGATGCGGTATAAACAAAAGCCTAAGTGAATCTCACATATGTTTGAAGCAGCATCCGCATACATGGGTTCATTCGACAAAGAGGATATGAATCGATGTCTAGACGACTGGTATTCCCGAGGAGGAAACATCATTATAGAGGGTGACACCCCGAGAAACCGATATGCCTATAGACGAATGCCCAAGAAACCATGGGCCACGAAGGAATGGGTCGACCAAAGAGACCACAAGTTATATGCTCTCATGAAAGACCACTTTAGCCCGGAATTCTGGCAAAAGACACGGGCGTGTGGTAAATTATTACCGCATTCACCCAAGTTTCACATTCTCCGCGAGTACGACGAAGTTTGTCGCGGTAAAAAGTTTAGAGAGGATTGCCAAAAAGTGATAGAATGCCTAAGTTAGAGCTTTGAGTTTTAATAAAGTTAAGGAAAGATGGAAAGTGTCCAAAAACTCACCCATATCGAACATATCCTCAAAAGACCCGACTCATATGTAGGTCCAGTCGACGTGAACGTTGAACCATATTGGGTTCTCGACGGTGAAAAGTTTGCGAAGAAAAACCTCAAATATTCCCCGGCGCTCTTGAAAATATTTGACGAAATCCTCGTCAATGCCATAGACCGTAACTCCATCCACCCCAAGTATGTCAACTTGATAGCAGTCGCCATCGATAAGGAGTCTGGAGCTGTCACAATCGAGAACAACGGCCCTCTCGGTGGTATTTCTGTAAAAATGCATGAGAAGGAGGGACTCTGGAACCCCGAACTCGTATTCGGACATCTTCTCACGAGTACTAACTATGACGACACACAAAAGCGGATCGTCGGTGGTCGCAATGGCTACGGTGCTAAATTGACGAATATATACTCCACCGACTTTTCCGTGGTCATCAAGGACCACGAGACGAAGCAAACCTATACCCAATCGTGGTCTAAGAATATGACTGTCTGTAACCCCCCAAAAATAAAAAAATATTCAGCTACTACGTCATCTGTCGCCATCACTTTCACTCCTGAGTGGAAACGTTTCGGGATGTCCAAGATGAACGATACCATTTACAACATCTTTCAAAAACGTGTATGGGATTCGAACATCTGCACCACCCAAAATTGTAAGGTGAAGTTTAATGGCGAGGTGCTCCCAAAACAAAACTTCGAGACGTACGCCAAAATGCACGAAGGTGTCGATCAGATTTCATGTGTATCCGGAGACCGCTGGTCGGTGTGCATCGGCCCATCTGAAAATGGCATGGAACAGGTATCCTTTGTCAATGGTATTTGTACTACGAAAGGTGGCGCGCACGTCGATCACGTGGCGAACCAGATCGCAAATGGTATCATCGATGATATGGCGAAAAAAATTAAATTAAAGCCGCAACAGGTGAAGAACGCGTTTACGATTTTCGTACGGGCGACACTCGAGAACCCAACCTTTTCGAGTCAGGTCAAGTCTGAGTGTACTTCAAAGGCTGTCGATTTCGGGAGTAAGTTTGACCCACCTAAAAACTTTATCAAAAGCGTTATCAAGACGGGTATCGGTGACGAACTCTTAGCGCTTTCAAAGTTTAAGGAGATGAAAGAACTCAAGAAAACCGACGGTGCTCGCAAATCGAAGATTACCGGTATTCCTAAACTGGACGATGCGAATAAAGCCGGGACGGTGCAGTCTGGGAAGTGTACCCTCATCGTTACAGAGGGTGACTCTGCGAAAACACTCGCAGTAGCAGGTCTTTCTGTAGTTGGCCGAGACCATTATGGTGTATTTCCACTTCGTGGTAAGTGTAAGAATGTGAGAGATGTCTCAGTGTCCCAACTCACATCTAACCAAGAGTTTAACGATCTCAAGAAGATTATTGGGCTTCAACAAGATAAGGAATACACAAACGTTTCGGAGTTACGATATGGACGTCTCATGATCATGACCGACGCGGATAATGATGGAAGTCATATCAAAGGTCTCATTCTAAACATGATCCACTATTTCTGGCCAAGCCTCCTCAAGTTGGGTTTTGTGGTGAGTATGGTAACGCCGATAATTAAAGCAAGTAAGGGTTCGGAGTCTAAGTCGTTCTATACAGACTCCGCGTTTAGAACCTGGTATGGTTCAGGTAAGACTGGTTGGAAAATTAAATATTACAAGGGTCTCGGTACATCCACATCTGCGGAGGCGAGAGAATACTTTAAGAAAATTCAGGACCTTACCGTGAAGTTTGACGTGGATACGATGACCGATGACTCGATCATACTCGCATTTGACAAGAAAAAGGCTGATGCTCGTAAAACGTGGTTACTCGAGAACACCGCGAAAGATGCTGATCAACTCGAAGTTCCATATGGGAATGTAAAACAACTGGATATTTCCGACTTTATTCACAAGGACCTGGTAAATTTCAGTCTCGCGGATCTCAAACGTTCTATCGCACACATGGCCGACGGTCTCAAACCTTCACAGCGCAAGGTTATGTATTCATGTTTCCAAAAGAATCTCAAAGAAGAGATGAAAGTTGCGCAGTTGGCTGCGTACGTGGCTGAGAAGAGTGCATACCATCACGGCGAAGTATCATTGGCCGACACTATCGTGAAGCTGGCGAATGATTATACTGGTTCAAACAATATCAACCTATTGGAACCGTGTGGTCAATTCGGTACACGTCTCATGGGTGGTAAAGACGCGTCCCAAACGAGGTACATCTTCACGAAGCTCACCAAAGATGCGCGAAAGATTTACGATCCAAAAGACGACGCCATTCTCAATTACTTAGACGATGACGGTCGCCTCATTGAACCCGACTTTTACATGCCCACCATACCCATGGTTCTAGTGAACGGGACTGAAGGTATAGGGACGGGTTTCAGTTGTTATGTACCACCCTTCAATCCTAAAGATATCCAAACGAATATACTTAATTTTATCAATGGAAATGGGATTCAGAAGATGGCACCGTGGTTCCGCGGATTCAGTGGGCGAGTTTTCTATGAAAATGATTCATGGGTCACGGAAGGTGTGTGGAAAGTCGTTGGACAAACTATAAAGGTATCGGAATTACCACCCGGTCGCTGGACACAGGATTACAAAGAACATCTTGACACACTCACGGAAAAAAAGATCATTAGTTCATACACGAATAATAGTACGACGGACCACGTCGACTTCGTTATCCACGAGTACGGTGGTAAAGATATCATCAAGGATTTGAAACTACAAAAAACAATTCGAACGTCGAATATGCATTTATTCCATCCGACCAAAGGTATTCACAAGTATGAAAGTCCTGAACTAATCCTCATGGATTTTATCAAACTTCGCCACGAATATTACATTAAACGGAGGGAACATCTCATCAGCGTTCTCGAGAAAAGAACTAAAATACATGACAGCCGTGCAAAGTTTGTCACGATGGTTATTGATGGGACGCTAACCGTATTCAGACGTAAAAAGAAGGATCTTGAAACTGAGTTATCTGAACTATTCCCAACCGCTGATGGATCATATGACTATTTGTTGAATACCAAGACAATTGAATACACAGAAGAACGTGTTTTGGCATTACTCGAAGAGTCTAAGCAGTTGAAATGGGAACTCAACTTAACGAGAGCTACATCGCCGTTGAATATGTGGGAAACTGATATTAAAAATTTGTAGATAGTAGATAGGTATGATCGTCGAAGGTCCCAACGCCGGCGCTATCATTTCATTAAATGCTATAGGACAACAAGATACATATTTAACAAGGGCCGACCCCGATCAATCATTCTTTAATTATGAAATGAAACAACATTCGACTTTCACAAAGTTTCATAGAAATACAAAGGTTGACAATCCGGGTACAAAAGCTACATGGCCCATGGGGGAGACCGTCATAGTTACCATGAACCCACGTAATATGGGTGATTTATTGTCAAACATGTACATCGTCATCGACTTTCCAGGGCTTACGGGTACTTCTAACGTCGCTGATCAGATTGGGCGTCATATCATCGAGTCTGTGAGTATGCACGTCGACGAAATTGAAGTCGAAAAATACCACGATGATTGGGGTATCATATACGATGAAATGTATCTCGATGCATCTGAAAAACGTACCAAGCGATACACACTCAACCGGAATCTCGCAGAAGGCTCGTCTATACAAAATGACGAGTCGGTGGTGAGAAATTCATCTAAACTCATGATTCCCATTCCTTTATTTTTTTCCAGAAAGTATGAAGGTGACGAATATTCAACGAATATTCCCAATCGGCCATATTTTCCAATATGTGCGATGCATAAACAGAAAATTGAATTTAAAGTAAAGTTCAGACCACAGTCGTTCTTTACAAACTCTGCAGATACCGTCACTTTTGATAATTTCAATATAGTCACGGAGGAAATGACAGTGTCACCAGTTGAGCGGTCATTTTTAATGACAAAAAAACAAGTTGTCACGACCGACGTTGTGAAACGTCATCCGTCGGTCGAAACCGAGATCGGGTCGAGTGAAGTTAAACTTCAACTTGTACCCAAAATTCCTGTAAAAACTATATTTTGGTTTCTGAGAAATAAAGAGTTTGAAGATGAGAATGAAATTAAGGGGTCGGGTACTACGATTGAATCAAATGTATTTGAAAATCGATACAATTTTTCATCGACCGATACGTTCACCACGGCAAATTCATTTTTCAACCCGGTTATGTCTACAGGTAAATTTTATGTGAACGGTCAAGATTTACCGAATATTCTAAGTCCCGGGCATGCTTATTATAAATATGTCGTACCATATTTACACAGATTATCAAGACCGATTAGAAATATTTATACGTATACATTCTCGATGAATCCGATTAATGTGGAGCCATCGGGAAGTTTGGATTTTGGGGAATTGAAATCGGATACCACCCTCGTAGAGATAAAGTTAGTACCAAATTTAACCAAAGTATACACACTTAACATATACTATGTAGGATATCAAACGTTTCTTTTTGAAAACGGATTCATGAAACTCGCTTATTGAAAAGAGACTCTTTATTAACTCTAATATACTCGACAATTTTATTTTTTATACACCACTTGATGAAATTTAGCTGTGCAACAGTCGTATGAATTTCATCAGTTGTACCCGGAATAGTATAGGCTATTTTTTCAGATCTACAAAACGGGTCGAATAATTTTTTACTGTACCCATCTAGACTTGATTTATATGCACAATGTACACTAAAAAGTCTACCATCATTTGTCTGATATGTTGTATTGTGTTTTTTTGAATAATTTGTTATAAACCATTCCAAATTTCTAAGAGATATTCCCCCAGATTTTGATAAAAGTTCACTTAAAACATGTTTATTTTCCGGTATTTTGTAAAATGTATTGATTGATGATAATAGTATATCGGACTTATTCATATTACTCCAAAAACGTCTTAATTCTCTAACTTCTTTTTTTTATCATCTTCACATTTCGGACACCCCTGGATAAATCCGGATGGAAATGGATGGGTATGGCGCATCGTCGTTGTTTGTATTTTTATAGGTTCACATAGACGTTCATCGTTTACATGGAACGAGCAGAACCCTTCTTTTGTAGCTTTATTTGTACAGAAGCGTCCACTTTTTGTTATACCTTGACAATATTCAACATCTGGTAGAAATTCACGACGCGCGTACTTTTTTGAAACGGGAAAAATATCGGTGACCTTCTCTAGGACTTTACAAACGCGTTCATACACCCGCCGCTCAACCTCCTTTTCGATCAGTTCCGAAATTTGGTCAGAAATCCCCATATTATATACGCGCGTTTACTTTTTAAATAGGTCGGAGATAAGCATTTGTTTTTCATCTTTCACGATCCGTTTTTTCTTCGGTGGTTTTGCCCTATCGAGTAATTCGCCGAAAATTTCAAGTTTTGGGTTTTCGAATAGGGGTTCCAGTAAATCACACACTGGATTCAGAAACTTGTTAATGAAATAATAGTCATAGTCGACGGGTAGATTGTGTTCCTCTACGAATTTTGGATCCTCTGATTTTTCAAACGCTTTTGCGCGTGGATTGTCTGTTTTGATCAACAAATAAGGTACGCGATCACCCGACCTTGGTTCTGACCCAGGTTGTCTCGCACGCATTTTGGTCACGACACGAACATGTGCCATGTTAATGTCACAACTCGTGGGGTCGTCGACATGGTCTTTGTTAATTTTAGATATAGACACACTCTTACCTTTCACCTTATACACGTCAGAAAGAGACTGACTTAATATCAACTTATTATTAGGAACCTCCCCTTCGAGTAGTTCGATCGCACGTTGTCTCGCTAAATTCATCGGTGCGTCTGTATCGCTACTCTCCAGAATGACATCGAGAAGTTCTTTGCATACCCCACGCATGTGTGGTGTATTATCGCGACGAACGAGTTGCAATCCTTTTACGTCGATATAGTCCATATTCATATTACCATCTTTACCTTTGGTCCACAGTTTAGCCGCGTATCGTTTTTTTGAATATAAAAAATATGGACAATACACTTTTTCGAGTTCTAGGTTATTCGGTGCTTTAAACAACCGTGTACACTCTTCAGCCGCGCGTTCACCAATTTCCCAACTATATTCGATAGCTTCCTGACCCTTTCGACCACCCACGTCAAACTCAACCATAACGCTATCGGTGTCTCCATACCGCACTTTAGACCCCGGGAAATTCTTTTCGACATATGATTTCGTGTCATCAATCATACTTCGACCCTTCCCAGTTACAGTAGACGCGATGGCGACACACGGAAGCATACCCTTCGATGCACCCGTAAACCCGTATACAGAGTTCATCGAAATCTTATACGCTAACTGCTTTGCATTATACATGCGCTGCGTCGCACCCGTAGAGTTTGCCATATCCTTTTTAGCTTGTTTCCTAAATTGTTTAAGTTCTGCCAAAATGGCTGGTAAAAGACTTGGGACGTCCTGTGCGAACTTATACTGACCGAACGTTTCGTATGTGACACCTGGAACATTATCATATTTATTATCCATCACAAGTGAAGAATAACACAGGTTATGCGCCATCATAATAGACGGGTACAGACCTTCAAAATCTAGGGCAGTGATCGGTGTATAATATGCACCAGATTGCGCTTCGAGAACGGTCGCCCCTTCATACCCAGCCGTATCCGTGTACCCGTATTCAAATGTGGGAACCCTGAAACCAAGTTCTCGAGCCTTTTTCGTGAGCTGACTAAATACCTTAATCTGCTGTCCCCGTTCAGCCAGGTAATTGAGGGGTACCCACGTCGCCTTCGCCATCTCGAGTAAATTCATCAACGTTGACAACTTCGCGATAAGTTTATGTGGGAGGATCGTATCTTTTATACAATACTCTGCAACTTCGCGCAGTTTTACCGGGTCGCCCTCCTTGAAACGTGCAAACATCTCCTTGGGAGACATATCAATTTTCTGGTCTCCTAGGTAAATTTTGGAAACATTGTCGAGCTTATACGAATCGAGCTTATACTCACGTTTCACTTCGTGAAACATATCGAATACGAACCGACCGGGAATAGGTACGAGTTTCAATTCATTATCACCGAGAGCGCTCGAAGACAGTTTTTTCGATACCAAATTACAAATATGGCCACGGAGTTTACTCAACTGGAAAAACTCTCGTGAACAACGCGTGTATGATGCGCGTTGCATAATATATTCCAAATCGAAACCAAATATATTCCAGCCAGTGATTACATCAACATCATGGGTTCGTAAATATTTACTAAACGCCGTGAGCATCTCACGCTCGGTGTCAAAACTAACGATATTGCACCCTTCTAAATTGGGATCTGTTTGTCCATAGCATAGACATGTCTTATCATACAGTTCATCGTCAGAACCGAAATGTGTAAGAGAAATAGCAATCTGGAAACAAACGTCCCCAGGAACTTTCGGATCTGGAAATTTACCGGTCGAACTGTAACATTCTATGTCTACAGACGCTACTACAAATGGGGCGATACTATCTGTTTTAACCGGTGTGAGTTTTTTCCAATCTTTGCAAAAGAGGTCAATGTCAGTATGTGCGTGACACGCTCGAAT